CAGCAGGAGACGTTGAAGTCAACGGACGAGAAGCTGGCTCAGTTGATCCAGATAATGCTACAGAAGCAGTAAGACTAGATTACGATCCCGAAAACCCTAATCTGTTCTGTGACCTAAGAGAGTGGAATAAACTCAAACTCGTAAACCCACCGGCAAAACGTCACGAGGTCGCAAAGGATTGGTTGAAGTTCAACTACCGACAGTGTGGTTATGGGGCAATGATCTACGTGAGAAACTCTATGCCAAGAGTGTTAGGGACGGCGCATCAAGTTGATGTAGATGTGCTGACATGGGAACTGGTTGCTCCGCAAGCTGAAAGAACTCAAGCACTGAAGAAGAAACGAAGACTATGACGCTGATGATATTTGTTTTAGTTCTTTTGACACCAGGAGGTAGGCCAACAGGCACTGAACTATACTTCCAAGAATTAACAAGTTGCCTAGAATATCGAGATGCTCTTGTTCATCAAAGCGTCCATACTCACAACTGGTTACGCAGTAAGACCAACAAGTTTGATGGGTATTGCGAGGTAAGATTAATTCCTTCGGCAGAAGCTGGAAAAGGTAAATACATATTTAGAGATCCTGTCAGGAAGAAAGAAGATGAGTGAAATACCACCGTTCCCAAACAGTGTGAACGCTGTGCAGCCTGCGCCCAAGCATCATATACAAAAGATTGATATGGAGCGGATGCAAGGCAAAGAAATAAATGCCAAGCAGGAAGTTATTACCACCATATACGATTCCAAGGTGTATACCTACAAAGGGGGTCAACTAAGCTATACAACCCCTAAAGTTACTGGTCAGCACATTCTGGTAACAGTATGACTCCTAAAAAGCTAGAACCTAAATCCCGTTACGCAGAATATGACGCAGATGGTGATGGGGTAGTAAGTGATCAAGAAATATCGCGTCATCAGGAGATGTTACAACTTGAACTTCAAGAAGAAAAAGCAGACTCGCAAAGAAGAATGGCCTGGGTTGCTATTGGGAGTATGTGCGTTTTCGCTGTTTTGCCTGTTATTCCTTTTGTCCCATCTGATCGACTTGATACGTTAGCAAGCATTAGCGATATGTTGTTTCTTAGCCAAGCCTCCATCGTTGGACTATACTTTGGAGCAACAGCATACATGGCGAAAAAATGAGTATTCTTGGATCTTTGATAGAACCCGCAACAAAGCTTCTCGATAAGGTTATTGAGGACAAAGATCAGAAGAATGCTCTGGCACATGAGATTGCGACAATGGCAGAGCGCCATGCACAAGAACTCGCCAAGGGTCAGATCGAAATCAACAAGCTTGACGCAAAAGGAAACTGGTTCCAGTCCAGTTGGAGGCCTTTAGCCGGATATACTTGCGTCTTGGGACTAATGGTTAATTTTCTTATAGCTCCCATTGCAGCAGGCTTTGGAGTAATTATTCCTCAAGCTGATGCTGGCACTATGATGCCTCTATTGCTTGGCATGCTAGGTCTGGGCGGTGCTCGTTCATTCGAGCGTGTTAAAGGCGTAGGCAAATAATATGACAAAACTAATTGATATGTTAAAGCTGCATGAAGGTGTGCGAACTCACGCTTACCAGTGTAGTGCTGACAAATGGACAATCGGTGTGGGCCGGAACATTGATGAAGATGGTGGGCTTGGTCTTACTGAAGAAGAAATTAATGTTTTATTAATTAACGACATAAAAAGAGTTCAAGATGAATTGGGCGCTAGCTATTTTTGGTTTAGAGAATTAGACGAGGTTAGGAGAGATGCAATGACTGATATCTGTTTTAACCTTGGATTATCCCGTTTAAGAGGTTTTGTAAAAGCAATTACTGCCATGTCTAGAAAACAATGGGATATTGCTGCAGATGAATTTATGGATAGTCGCTGGAGCAAGCAAGTTGGGCAACGTGCTATAACAATAACTGAAATGATAAGAACCGGAGAATATCAATGAGCATGGTTCCTGGTGATATTTCTTCTCAAATAAGAGCAGCTGAATCTGGCCTTGGGCCTTATCCTGGCGGTTTTGGCGGTAACTTTGGTAGCGGATTCGGAGGTGGCTTTGGTGGCTTTACCGGAGGTTTTCAGCCTATGCCTTCTCCAGGTAAAGGAAGACCATCTCCTCCACCAATGCAATCTCCAGGTAAAGGCAGGCCTCAGCCATCTTTTGGTTATGGTCAGACCACCTTTAATCCATACGGATTTAACAGAGGGTTTGGCGGTGGTTTTGGTGGTGGTTTTGGCGGAGGATTCGGTGGTGGATTCTCACCTGGATATGGTGGAATGTTTGGCGGATTTGGAGTGCCTCAGCCTAGACCAATGCCAGCACCTGGAAGAAAAGGAGGAGGCAGTCCTTCAAAAGGAGGAAGACCAAGACCAACTCCAAGGCAAGATTTAGACATATCAAATAGGGTCGGAACTATGAATCAAGTTCCAGGTGGTGGGCGGTTTGATGAGTTTGCTCCTTATGACGAGCCAATGCCATTTAATCCTCAACCAGCTACGCCGAGCCCTAATGTCGCGGATCAGGGTTTGTTGGATGCATTTGCAGCAAACCCAGCAAGTAAACAATTTGGCTTGACGGCAACTTACGATCCAACAACTAATGAATATGTGACAGATCTGTCAGGAGCTGGTTTTGCTGGTCAAACCAAGAGACAGACCCCAGCAGAGTTTGCTGCAGAGCTTGGTATGACTGGTCAACCAGCGGTTGCACCCCAACCTCAACCTATTCCTATTCCTATGCCTAGTGCAGCAGATCTTAATCGAGCTCAACAAGCTGCAGCTGCAGCTGCAATAAACTCTCCTTTTGGCGCTCCCTTACAAAGACCAGTCAATAGAGGGGCAATGATGGGTGGTGTTGCTGGCATGCCTGGAGGTAAGGCCAGGGGCGGAAGAACAAGGCTTTACTAAATGCCGCTAAGTAAGATTAGTTTTGCTCCAGGGGTTAACAAAGAAGGCACAGAGTATACAGCTGATGCTGGATGGTTTGACTCTGACAAGATTAGATTTAGAAAGGGCAGGCCAGAAAAAATAGGAGGTTGGAGGAAATACAACCAAGCCGCTTTTGTTGGTATATGTAGATCTATACATGACTGGTCATCGCTTGAATCAATTAAGTACTTGGGCGTCGGAACAAACCTAAAGTTTTATATTGCCGAGGGCAGTGGATATAACGATGTCACCCCGATCAGATCTACAACATCTGCAGGCGATGTTACCTTCTCTGCTTCAAACGGATCGAGCACAATAACAGTTACAGATACTTCTCATGGGGCTGTCGTAAATGACTTTGTCACATTTAGTGGAGCAGCCACGCTAGGTGGCAACGTCACTGCAGCGGTATTAAATCAAGAGTATCAAATAGCCACCGTACCAACGACTAACACCTTTACGATAGAGGCCAAGGATACGAGCGGTAGCACAGTAACAGCAAACAGCTCAGACACCGGAAATGGTGGATCCTCTGTTGTCGGAACATATCAGATAAACACAGGGCTAAATGCTTTTGTGCAAGGGACTGGATGGGGTGCTGGATCCTGGGGGTTTGGTACTTTTGGAAGCTCTAGCTCTGTAGCTGCATCAGGCCAACTGAGATTGTTTAGCCAAGATAATTTTGGTGAGGATCTTATATTTAATATCCGAGGTGGTGGGATATTTTACTGGGACGAATCTGGAGGCACTGGAGCAAGAGCTGTTAATATCACTACTCTTACCGGATCAAATCAACCAACCGTTGCTTTACAGGTTTTAGTTTCTGATGAAGACCGACATGTAATTGCCTTTGGGTCTAATCCGATAGGATCCTCTGATATAGACCCTTTGTTGGTTAGATTTTCAGATCAAGAGAATGCTGGAGACTGGACTCCAACAGCAACCAACAGCGCTGGTGGTGTCCGTATAAACTCAGGATCTCAGATAATCGGGGCAGTCCAAACAAGACAAGAGATACTTATCTGGACAGACGCAAGCTTACATTCGATGAGATTTGTTGGTGCTCCGTTTATATTTAACTTCAGCACGTTGAGTACTGATGTATCAATGATATCTCCTAACGCAGCTGTAAACGCCAGGGGCGTTGTTTACTTCATGGATAGGGGTAACTTCTATGTTTACAACGGATCTGTACAGCCGCTTCCCTGTTCCGTTAAAGACTTTGTTTTTTCTAATTTAAATAAAGATCAGTCGTTCAAGGTCTTTGCAGCAGAAAACAATGATTACAATGAAGTAATATGGTTTTACCCTATTGGAGAGGGGAATACAGAGATAACCAATTATGTATCTTACAACTATGAAGAAGGCTTGTGGGCAGTCGGAACATTAGGCAGAGGGGCGTGGATAGCTGGAGCAACTAGACAGTATCCCATTGCATCCACTGCAATTGATGGTGGTGATAACTTCTTGTTTGAGCATGAAGTTGGTTTTGATGATGATGGCTCAGCAATGACTGCTTTTATAGAATCTGGAGATCTAGAGATAGGTGAGGGCGAACACTATATGTTCGTGAACAAAATAATACCTGACTTTACTTTTACCGGAAATCAAACTGAAGCGTCTGCAAATATAATTATGAAGGGTAGCGATTTTCCGTTGGAGACTCCGACTACGTTATCTAGTTCTACTGTGACACCATCGACTAAACAGTCATTTATAAGAAATAGATCCAGGCATTCTGTGGTTAGGATAGAAAGCGATGGGTCTGGCTATAAATGGAGATTGGGGGATCTAAGGTTTGATATGCGCCAGGATGGCAGAAGATAATGACAACGCAAAGAAACATACCGTTACCAATAGCACCAGATGACTATCAGAAAGAAAACGAAGCTGTCACGAGAAGAACGATAGAGCTTGGCTTTCAGACAGTAGAAAACGATATTCAGTTGGCAAAAACCCAGGGAGATAAAAACGGATCTCTGGCTATGCGTCGATTTCAGTTCTTGTTGATGGGCGCATCGTGACAGATGTTATAAAGGTTCTGGGTCAGGTTGATGTGTCAGCAACAACTACGACAGTTCTTTATACGGTTCCTGATTTAAATCAAACAACAGTTAGTTCCCTGGTGATATGCAACAGAGGGGGATCGGGGATTACCTTCAGGGTTAGCATCCATGTCAACGGCGCTACAGCTGATGATAAACAGTTTATATTTTTTGATGAAGACCTAGCTGCGACAACAACTAGAACAGTTGTTATTGGTATGTGTCTATCACAAGCAGACATAGTTAAGGTTTATGCAAGCGCAGCAAATGTGAGTTTTAATTTATTTGGAGTGGAGACAAGTTAATGATGTATCCGAATCAACAACCAGCACCAATGCAAAGACAAGCTAATCAAATGGCCCGTCAAGGCCGTTATGGAGACAGCATGTTGGTTCACATGAACCCTGCAGAGGTGCAAGGCATTGCGGCACTTTCTCCAACAGGCCAGCTAACCAGGAACCCGATGACAGGTCAGCCAGAAGCTTTCTTGCCTTTCTTGGCTCCTTTGATCGGCAGCATGGCTGGTAAAGCTTTCTTAGGCAAGACAGTTGGATCTGCCTTGGCTGGAGCTATAGGGTCTGGACTAGCGACAACTGCAGTTACAGGAGACATTAAAAAAGGACTAATGTCAGGGATCACTGGGTTTGGTTTAGGCAAGGCGTTAGGGGCTGCAAGTGATGCGCTAAACCCTGAGATATCTGGAACTGCTAGTGCTCTTGGAGAAGCTCAAAAAACAGCTGCAGAGGCTAGTGCAGATTTAGCTAAAGCTGGAATAGCTGGTGGATCTCAGCCTTTTACTCCAGCCCAGATAGGAGAATTCACAGCAGCAAAAACAGCTGCAGACGCAGCCACCCAAAATGTAACAGACCTTACTCAAAACCTTGCTAACTTAAGGGGTGAGCAAACAATAGCAGATAGTTTAACAGCCCCATTTAGGCAACCAGGGGCTTTTGGGAAAGCCCTAATGGATCCCCTAACCCTGACAGCTATCGGCACAGGAGAAGGCCAGAGAGCTCAGATGGAGGCGGAAGAAAGCATCATGGATCAGAATCGTCGTTTTGAAAGAGAGCGACAGGCTGAGCTTGATCGGGCTTATGCGACAAGAGATGCTGCGATAGGGTTGGCTCAGAGCAGATATATGGCTGGAGGGATAACAGGCATAAACCCACAAAACTATCAGAGTGCATTGCAGGGTTTTGATAACTTGGTTAACGGAACAAATAATTATTTCAGGGGCGGTCAAGCTAGAAAGAACAAAGAAGAAGAGTCTGCCTCAGATCCTGTTGCTGCTGCAGCTTCAAACGCATTAGCTTCTGCCGCAATAAACTATGGAAGCCCATCTATGCGGTTTGGCCCTGGAGGGATACCTTCTGGAGCTTCTATGGTTCCTGGTGGGGCTTCTGCAGCCGCTAGACAAGCCGCCTTAAGAGGCGGTGTAAAGAGCGCTGCTGAACTAGCTCAAGAATATGGGGCTGATTTCAGACCTGGCTTTGGTGGAGAGATAAATTATTTTAAAGACGCAAGGCCTAAAACAGAAGTTCCAGAAGGAGTTGCTGTAAATAACCCAGTTATTGGCAGCGGAGGTGTTGATGCAGCGCCGTTTGCTGGGTTTCCTAGTACAATGCCTTCTTTTAACATAACAAATCCAACCTTTAATATTGGTATGGAAGGGTTTGGCGGAGTAGAGCCGGAAGCATTAAGAGCGATGGCGGCCCCACAATCGACAGCTTCTCCCGATGTCGGAGCGCCAAACGTAATGCGTGACCCTGTTGCTATGGGTATTCCGGCTCCTCCGCCATCTCCAATAACTCCGCCTATGTCAGACATGAAAGAATCTGTATTAGATAATTTTATATCTGAAAGAAGAAAGCCACCTATTTCGGCATCAAGGCCAAAAGCCCCAATGATAACTAAAAGAAACACAGAGGAAATGGTAGGGATACCTATGTCTCCGATTAGACCAAACCCCATAAGGATGCCATCTCTTCTTGAAATACAAGAACCCATGATTCCAATAGGTGTGGGTGCTATTGGTAGAGAGGAGTCTTCAAATATTCCCCCTCCACCGCCACCAGTGGTTAGGCCACCAATGCCACCACCACCGCCACCTCCTGTGGCTGCTTCTCCGGTAGACGCTCCTTCGGTATCAAGGCCTCCTGTTGTTAATTTACCGCCTCCACCGCCGCCTGTGGTTAGACCACCTATGCCACCACCTAGACCAAGACCAATTTCTCCCCCTACATTAGATGAAATTGATTCTGAACTAGGAAGATTAGACACAAGAAGAAGGCCTCGTAGGCCGCCTGGTTTCCAGGAAGGCGGTGCAACTGATATGCCGGACAGATCCATGAATCCAACTATGGAATCTAATGGACAGATGATTATTGAAAGGGCTGTACAAGCTATATCAGGAAGACTTTCTGAAGATGAAGCAGAGGCTGCAATAAATAGATTTATTGATGAGTTTGGATCTGAAACATTTGCAATGCTTAGGGACAGGGTTCTTAAGGATATAGTCCCAGGAGCTCAGACAGAAGGCGAGATTACCGGCATTGGGGGAGGCATGGATGACATGATCCCTGGCATGATCGGTGAGCAGCAGCCAGTGGCAGTTAGCCCTGGGGAGTATATTGTTCCGGCAGATGTTGTTTCTGGGATCGGTGATGGAAGCACTGATGCTGGTGTAGATGAATTGAACGGTATGCTAGACAGAGTAAGAATGGAGCGTACCGGAACAACCATTCAACCTTCCCCAATGAGATCTGGAGGCATATTACCAGCATGAAGCCAAGCATAGAGTTAGCGTCAGTTAAACCCTTTAAGGATCTTATAAAAGAGCCAAGAGTTAGTGCTAAGTCGGAAAAAAGAGAATCAACTCACACGATTGCTTTGGTTCCTACTAATTATGTTTACACATTATGGCCTGATGTTAGAGATCACTTAGGCAAGGCTGTTGCTAGATCTAAAGGCAGATGGAATATGGAGATGTTGTTTGCATCCATATCACAAAACCAACAGCAGTTATGGGTTGCTTTTGATGAGGACAAAAACATCGACGGTGTAGGAACCACTGAGTTTGTAGATTACCCAAACAAAAGAATGTTAGCGGTTCAGTTTATGGGCGGAAGGAGATTTAACGACTGGGTGTGGGACATCATAGAAAAATTTGATTCATGGGCAAAAGACAATAACTGCTCTGGTATTGAAGCAACCGCTAGAAATGGATTCTGGAAATGGCTTGAACAAGATGGTTTCGAGCAATCATATACAGTATATGAAAAGAGGTTTGATTAATGGGCAAAGGAAGCAGTAAGGCTCCTAGTGGGCCACAAGAGGTAGTACAGACAACCAGTAACTTACCTGAATATGCCAAACCATATTTCGAGGAGTTGCTTGGTCGTACTATGTACGAGAGCACAACGCCATACGAAGCGTTCCCTGGTCAAAGGCTTGCAGATTTTACTCCATATGAACAGATTGGCATGCAAGGCATGTACGACATGGCTATGGCTGGATCGCCAATACAAACAGGTATGGCATCAGACATTGCCGCTCAGATCGGTTATCAGCCAAGTAATATGGGGATGGAGATTGCTGATCGTTTTCAACCACAACCAGTAATATCTGATTACACCGCTGGAATAATAGATCCTGGGTATACTGCTGGTGATATAGGGCAAGGATACACTGCTGGTCAAAGACGGGTTGAATACACACCAACAGCATTTGATTCTGGATATACAGCCGGAGATTTAGGCCCTGGCTACACAGCAAGAGAGCTTACATCTAATCTTAGACCAGTTGATTTTGATGCTGGATACACTGCAAGACCTGATCAAACATTTGATCCATTGGGTTCAGATATAATTTCTAGGTATGAAGCAGAAAGGGCCGCATCAACTTATGTTCCTGGTGATATATCACAGGGTTATCAGGCCGGAACTTTTAGGCCGGATTATCAGGCAACTACATTTGATCCAGGCTATGAGGCAGCTGCTAGGGACTCTGGCTTCAGGATGGATGATCTGGTCAGTGGTTATACAGCTACTGACTTTGATCCTGGGTATGAGGCTGGAACATTAGACCAGGGGTATCGAGGGAGAGATATTGCCTCAGAGTACAGAGCAGGCACTTTTGATCCTGGTTATATAGCTAGAGAGATAGAGGCTGGAACTTTAACTCCGACAGCTGAGTCTGAATATCAAGCTAGGACATTTGACCCTGGCTATGTTGCTAGAGAGTTAGGCCAGGACTACACCGCTAGAGATTTAGAAGCAGAATACACCGGAGATCTTGGAGCTCTTCCTACATTTGAAGCTGGGACTATAGCTGATGCAGAAACTCTAGAAAAATATATGAATCCATATCAGCAGTTGGTGACTGATATAGAAAAAAGAGAGGCAGAAAGAGCTTCAGAAATACAAGCATCTGAGATATCTCAACAAGCAGCTCAAGCAGGGGGTTTGGGTGGATATAGAGAGGCCATATTACAAGCAGAAAGAGAACGAAATCTTGGGCAGCAACTTGCAGATATTCAATCTAGAGGCGGTAAAGCTGCGTATGATAGTGCATTACAAGCTTTTGAGGCTGATCGTGCGGCTAGGCTACAAGAATCTGAACTAGGACTTACAACAGCTCAAGCCAAAGCACAAGCATCACAAGAAGCTGAAAGGCTCAGACAATCTGCATTTCAGACTACAGAACAGGCAAGACAAGAGCAGCAACAGATAGCAATACAATCTTTTGAGGTTGGAGAAAGAGCTAAACAACAAGCTGCAGAATTAGGGTTGACCGCTCAACAGCAAGAGGACGCTGCACAACAGGCGCAAGAAAGATTTAGATCTACAGCTGAAGCTCAAAGACTACAGTCCGAAACTCAACAGCAGCAAATTAATTTAGACGCTTATCAAGCTGGAGAGGCTGCCAGACAAAAAGCTGCGGATTTAGGTTTATCTGCTCAAGAAGCTCAAGAAAGAGCCAATCAAGCTCAAGAGCAATATAGACTGCAAGCTATAGAACAAACTGAATCTACAAGACAGGCTGAGCAACAATTCACTACACAAGCTTTTGAAGTTGGTCAAAGGGCTCAGCAAGAAGCTGCAAGGTTAGGATTGTCTGCCCAAGAGCAGGCTGATGCATCCAGAAGGGCTGAAGAACAGTTCCGACAAAGCGCATATGAGTCATCTGTGCAGTCAAGATCTCTAACAGAGCAGTTTGCTCAAGGTGCATTTGAGTTTGGCGAACAAGCCAAACAGAGAGCAGCAGAGTTAGGATTAAATGCCCAGCAACAAACAGAGGCTGCAAGACAAGCAGAGCAAACTTTTAAGCAGTCTGCTTTTGAAATTAACGAAGCAAACAAAAGAGCAGAGCAAGAGCTAGAAAATCAAGTTGCTCAAATAAGAGAAAGCGCATTGCAAGAAGCGGCTCGATTAAATCTATCGGCAACACAGCAAAACAATGCAGCAAATCAAGCTGAAGAAGATTTTAGACAATCTGCTGAAGCTCAAAACATTAAGCGCAGAGCCCAGGAAGCGCAGCTAGAACAGTCTGCTTTCCAGTTTGGAGAGCAAGCGAGGCAAACTGCTGCAGAGCTAGGTCTTAGTGAACAGCAAGCACAGCAAAGGGCTAACGAAGCTTCAGAACAATTTAGGCAATCAGCTTTTGAGACAACCGAGAGGGCTAGACAGCAAGAAGATCAGCTCAAAAATCAGGCATTTGAGATAGGTGAAAGAGCTAAACAAGAGGCGGCTAGGCTTGGGTTAAACGCACAACAGCAAGAAGATGCCTCTAGAAGAGCCTCTGAAGAGTTTCAACAGAATCAATTCTCAGAAAATGAAAGGTTTAGACTGGCTCAACAACAAGAGGATCGAGCTGCTTTTGAAGCCGGAGAAAGGGCAAGACAAGAAGCTGCAAGATTAAATCTCTCCGCTCAAGAAATAGAGGAAAGAGCAAGGCAGGCAGAAAATGATGCCAGGATGCAAGCCCAAGAGTTTAATGTTAGATCAGCAGAAACTAAGGCTAGAGTTGGGTTGGCTGGTTTAAGCGCTGACCAAGCTACTAGGGGTCAACAGTTAGATGCGGCTAGATTGCTTGGCACTTTGGGCGGTCAAGAGCAAGACATGGCATTTGAGAGATTGCGAAACTTGCAGGCAGCTGGTCAGATACAAAGAGAGCTGCAGCAAAGAGGATTAGATATTGGATATCAGGATTTCTTGAGACAACAGGCGTTCCCGAAAGAGCAGCTTAGTTACTTTAGTAACATATTAAGAGGTTTGCCAATATCGCCTGGATCTACACAAGCATCCTACGGTGCTGCAACAAGTCCTTATCAACAAGCGTTAGGGGCTGGAATCGGTGGCGTTGGACTTTATAGAGCATTAGCTGGCGGTACTTAATGAATATATTTGAGCAAGAAGACATTATAAAGGGGCTGCCTGATCAAGCTTTGATGAAAGAGGCACAGATGCCGAGTGGTCGATTACCTCAATATCTTGTGGTATCTGAGATCCAAAGAAGAGCAGACATGAGGAAGCGTTTTGCTGGACAGCAACAACAAGCTCCAGCCGGAACAATAAAGGATCAGGTTATCTCTGGAGGGATCGCTGAGGTTCAGCCAATGCCAAAAGCTATGCAGATGGGCATGCAAGGTATGCAGCAAGGTATGGCTCCCAGACCTCCTATGGCTGCTCCCCCAGCTATGCCGCAACAAGCTCAACTACCTCCGCCTCCTCCGCAAGCTATGGCCCCTCAAGGGCCAATGCCAGGTGCAGTTAGAATGTTTAACGGGGAAGACGTTCCTAATAATCTTGATGATCAAATAGCGGCATTGCAAAGAATGGGTGTATCTATGGAAGATATACAAGCTTATCTTGCCGATCCAAGCTCAATACCTGGGGTTGGGGATCCGTCTCTGAGGATAGGTGAAAGCCAAGCTCCTACTTTAGTTGACACCAGCTATGGAACAGGAGCTTTCTTAGCTGGAGAGATACAAAATAGAATGGATGCCCAGAGTATCCCTGCAAACATGCCTATGGAGGATAGGGGTATCCCTGCAAACATGCCTATGGAGGATAGGGGTGGGCCATTTGATCTCAATCTTATCGCGGATCAGAGTCAGCAAAACCAGAACAGAGAACAACTCATAAACATGGCTGGGCCAAAACAAGAAAATATGGAATTGATTCCTGGTCAAGTTAGTGATGCGTCATCTCAAGCACAAGCTTCTCAAATAATTGTTCCGCCTCCAGGCCCTGATGGTGAAGATAACAGACCTAGTTACGCAAGACTGGATGATCCAGAGCAAGATGCAGAGCTTAGGAAAATTTTAGAGTCTGGCAGAACAGCGGTTGTAAATGGAGTTGAGATTCGTCTTGCAAGGCCTGCTGATAACATCCCTGGAACATTTGGTATGACTAATGAAAGCATCATGGCAGAGCAAAAGGAGATGGCAGAAAGAAGGGCTGAGATAGAAAGAGAAGAGGCAAGAAGAAATATTCCGATATCAAGTGAATTGATGATTAATGAAATACTTGATAGCAGTGATAGCAGTCTAACTGAAGAAGAGATGCGAATGGAGGCTCCAGAGGACACAATCATAAAGGAGCAAAACCTAAATAGAGAGCGGCTTATAGAGATGGCTTCTGAGCGACAAGAAAAGTTTCCCAATGCAATCGAAACTGATGCTAGTAAGGTTAATCTTAAGTCAGCAACAACTCCATCTGAAGAGTTAATCACCTACGGACTGGGCGTTTCAGACAATGTGACAAAAGGTTTGGGGGAGATTGCTGATGAGTTTAAAGTAGCCCCCGATGTTGATATTCCTGGCTTAAGCAAAGAAGCCAAAGATCTACTCAAGGATCCTTATGAATCTTTAAGAGGCCCCTTAGACGATCTAGAACAGATCAAGACAGATTATCTTGAGAGCGGCAGACAGGCGCAAGAAAAAAGAGAGAGCCTTGCTGAACTTATAAGAACTCAACAAATACCAGAACTTTCTTACTCAGAGCTTATAGCTCAATCAGATCAAAGGATGAAGGAGAGATCAGGCAAGCTTCGAGAAGAGGGCATCAATCAAGCCCTCATTGCCTTTGGTGCAAAGATTGCAGAAGGCAAGATAGGAGAGGGTTTAAGTGACGCAGGCAAGGCTGTAGCAGCTTCTAACGCTCAAAGAAGAGCTCTTGAGGTACAGCAAGAAGCTACCAGGATGGGCCTTAATAAAGCAGAGATACAAGCTAAGTTTAACGCTGAGCTACGCAAGCAAGAA